TAGTATGGTGCGAATTCGGAGAAGCCTTTCGCCCTCTCTTTAACTTGCATTGGCGGCGGGATAGTCGCCTCGAGTTTCTTGCGTAACCACGTAAAAATCTTAGACACTGTAAAATCCTTTTGCGCGTTTTTGGAGAGGTGCATAGGCTATCATAACCGCATCGGCTCGGTTTGGCGATAACGAGTTCTCAGGCGCTTTAACGACTAAAAGACGCCCTACTTTATCCTCGGTATAAGTCGGTTGTGACAACTCAATGAGAAGTTTAGCACGCTCAGGTAGATTGCTCGGTATTGAGATGATTTCGTCTTTGTCGAACTCCGCCCCTTCCATCACCGCTTTATAGGTTTTCTGGAATCGACGACGCAATGACCACCAACCCTGCGCTTTCGCATTAGCAAAATAGTCTTCGTTCGTTCGGCCTTTCGCTCGCATTGTAACTTTACTAATTTCGTAGGGGTCACCTGTGGGGTTAACCACCTCGCCCGAACCGCGAAAGGGATTAACTAATATTTTATGCTCGCGCGATTCGTTAATCTTAATCGCATCACCGCGCACACCCGCCCCCAAGCCATCCGCATCATAAACTAGATGCTCATAGCCTAAGACGTCGCATAGGGTGAACGCGCGTTGAGTGGTTTTATAAATATCTTGTCCAACACCCGACCAGGTTTCTAGATGTTCAAGCAGAATACCGTAGGTAGCTGCGAGACAATTCTTGTCTCTCCCTTCGTCCGCTACGTCTAACCCTGCGCGTCGTTGTCCTGTAGGTGTCACACCGAGCTTGATATGCGCGTCAACCGCAGCTTGCACCCACGCGGACGGTATGAGAATACCACCAATCGAAGCGCTGTAATCTAAATCAATCTCTTGTGCTATGACTATGGGGTCGTCTAAGTCGTCGCATGTCTTTTTGTACCATGCGTCATCCTTTCGCGGGTCATCTCGCCAATGATAAGAGAACACGCTTATCTTTCCCGCATGACGTTTACGAGCAAACGGATTATTCATGCCCCTGGGGGTGCTGATATCAATACGGCAATTCGTTGTTTGTGACAATGAAGCCTCAACTAATTCGGGCCGTGGTAACCAGGCCGATTCATCCACAAAATAAAAGCTCGCTCTGTCTCCGCGTCCAATTCCGTCGCCTGCCTCTCCGGAAATAATACTATTCGTATCGGGGAAGACCACGCGCATATGCGGCGCATGCTTCTTGATGTCCCAGGTGCCGCGAAATTCAATAGGGATATTAGACATAAACTGCCTAACCTTTTGTAGCAATGATTTAGGGTCACCGAGCTTGTCAACATACTCTTCTTTCCTTGAACCAAAACCCGCACTTACTCCATCATTAAATAAACAAATACTTGAAGCGACGCCTACCATCATCCACGACATCCCCATCTCGCGTGATTTGTCACACAAACCAGGGCTTCGGGTTTTCCAGCGTTCCATAAACCAATCAATCCATTCTTCTTGACGTGGGAAGAGTAGGAACGGGCACAACGTCGGTAAACCTATCTCTGGATTACGTGGGTCAAACGTCACCCCCCAGTCAATAATAAACTGGGCGGGATTGTCTTTGTAGAATCGCCTCAAAGGCGGAAGTAGCGTTTCTTTATTCGCGCGTAATTGTTTCAAGCGCTCTAAGCGCCACTCGAAAACCTGAATGTAATCTGGCTTTTTAAAGTCGAACGGAAACGGTAACGGCATTTTTCTCTATTCAGTTACTACCAGCGGACGCCGCTTTTTAGGGCGGCGTTTTGCAGGTTTGTGTTTAACGATAAGGGGAAGTGTAACCGACTTTTCCCCTATCGGCATTACAAAGGTACTGAACCCACCAACGGAGGTGTTAAGCTTGCACGTAAACGTAAAGCAATTAGCTCTTCACGAGTTTTAGCAAGTTCATCACGAACGCGGTCTTCATCAAGCTTGCGAATCAACATGTCTGTGTGACATGCTTTTTCAGCAATCATCATCTCTGTTTTACAGCAGCATTCAGCAATTTGTTTAGCTAAAGCAGCGGCATTTTGAGCGGCGGTTAAGGCAGCATCTTTCGCATTATCAGACGCTTGGCGTGAAAGCATAGAAGCATTCATGTTAGCGTTAATCAATGCGTCTTTTGCATTTGTTACAGCGCTAATCTCAGCATCTTTCGCAGTCAAAGTAACTTGTAGTGCAACGGCTGCGGCATTCTTAGCAGCGTCTAACAAGATATCTTTAACATTAACAGCTATGCTTGCTTGCAATGCGGCTGTGTTGTTAGCAGCTTGTAATAGACTGTCACGGAAGTTTGAGTTTGTATTTGAGATAATGCTAGCGGTATCTTGGCAAGCTTGCATTTGAATATCCTTAGCACTTGAACTTACATTGCTATTGATACTGTCTGCATTTTCGCAAGCTTGTAGCAATACATCTTTAACGCCATCTTTTGTAGCTTCAAAGTTCTTTAAGCCATACGCGCCGGTTTTGTCAGCGTTGTATAAGCCGTATCTTTCTGTACGATCTTCGTTTCTGTCTGCGCCGCGTTGTGTAACGCCGGCATTGTGAAAGCCGAATTTTTCGGTTTCGTCTCTGCCCTCTACGCCTTCACTACGTGTTGCATTTAGATTTTGGAATCCGAAACGTTGTGTGTCGGCGCGAGCTTCTCCACCGTTTCTTTCTGTTGCTGCGCGGCCTTCGTAGCCGTTTCTTTCTGTGCTAGCACGGCCATCTAAGCCGACTCTATCGGTTTCTGCCATTCCTGCTAAGCCTAAACGTTCAGCTTGAGCCATTCCAGCTAAGCCTAGGCGTTCGGTGGAAGCATCGGAAGCATTTGAATTTTGATCTAAGTGTGCGTTTGTTGATGTAAATTCACTAGCGACTTGATTTGATAAAATTTGAATTGATTCTTGTGTAGCTGGACAACGATTTTCCATAACTTGAAGCTCCTGGGTTTGTTAACTCACCGCTAGTCTATGCCTTCTGTACTGGAGCGCCAGGTATGTTTAAGATTATTTTTTATTAGCGTACAATCCTTTCTCTTTTAAACTATGAGGATCAATCATGCCCAAAATATTAAGTACGATACTTCTGTTATTTGTCACAACCTCTGTATTCGCCTCATGCGCGGTGCAATCTATTCTTCATGACAGACAAATAAACTCATTGAAGGCAGGCGAATCAACTGATTTTAAAACTAACCACGCCTATCAAATTCTAAATGACAGCGCTACTATCCAAAACTATTGGCTCTGTAGGAGAATGGCATTAAAGAATGTGTCGGGCAGTGAGTCCTTTGTTGAGGAAGCGTGTTACGTTGTTTCACTAAAGCCGTTAAAGAGTCATAGCGTTACCCTACCCCTTATAAAGCCGGTAAGGTTCTCTAAGAAAGGTGATTTTGTTAACTTAACCATAACAACAAAAACAAGTTATGATTGCGTTTCAGAATCTGTAGAAAACAAAGTACTAAAGGTGCATTAAAATGACTAAAGATACATTCAAGAAAGTTTATACCGTTATGCCAGACGAAATTAAACAAACTATCTTTGACATGAAATCAAAGGCCGAAGAGTTAGAGCGTTTCTTCGATCAAATCGATAACCGAGAAATGTCTATTGCTAAAACTCAATTTGAAGGCGCGATGATGTGGGCAACTAAAGCTTGGGTTAAGTATGGTGATGCTATTAATGAAGGCCGCGTTCATGGGCCAATCGCAGAATCTGACGAAGATTATGTGAGGAAAGATTCAGTATCAGAATAACAAACGAAGCGGGGATTGCTCCCCGCTTTATCTTTAAACCGCTGGTTCAAATATTTGATACGCAACTACGCCGGTGTCTGTAGGTACACTTGAATCAACTATAAAACCCGACCCGGGAGTTATAACGGACATTGTTAAAAATCCAGTAGTGTTTGAGTCTTGTGGAAAACAAAAAATACGAGAATTAGCAGTAACAGAAGTATTTGTAACCGCTCCAACTCCACCTACAAGCGTAACGACCCCTTGCTTAGCATTCGAGCCTTCCGCAACTGCAAGGCCTGAACCTACCGTATTTACATTTAAGCTACCCCCGAATAGACGATACCCATTTGTAAATGACAGGTTCATTTGACCGGCCGCGGTATCATTATTGCCAGTGAGTACACCGTCGTTAACAACCCATGAACCTG